GCGACCCTGAGACGCCTAATCCTGATATGAGTCTACCTAACCTACAATTTTGGAATTGTATGGATTACGGGGTTGTATCGGTAGATAAGAAATTTATTGGAAGTATGGACTTTGAGTGTTATACTCGCGACCATGGTAATGTAAAAGGAACATATATTTGCACTATTGACAATTACCACCATGATCCTGACTATGTTGACTATGCAACTAGTGAGAATCCTGCAGAACATAAGTCACACAATCTAATTGAACTTGAAAATGGACAGTATGCACTGTATCCAAACAATAGATTACGTATTTACGACAATAGTTTAACCCCTGTTGATCCAAAAATGCCAGATTTCAAAGTATCAACTCAGTATTATCAAGTTGAGAATGGAAATGACAGACTTGGTATGGGACGTGAAGACGAATATTTTTGGAAAACGGCAAAAGAAAGAGAAAACGATGCTAATACAGATGGTTTTAGTATAAAATTTAAAGACATCTCATCAAATCAAGAATAAATAAGTAAAAAACGTATTATGAGTCATCCACAACATCTCGACGGTTCTGTAGATAAGGGAAATTTATTCATTCAGGATGGAATGACCTTAATTACAGAGGTCGAAAGTGAAAAACATTTAAAAAAAGTGAGAGAAAAACGTGCAATCGAGCAAAAACTTCAAGAGGTTCATGATCGTTGGTCATAATAATAAAATATCTCTAATAAATAACTCATAATTGCTGTACTAGAGTGCCTTTAGAAAGGGTTAGTAAAGGGTTTAAAGATATTAGCATGTCATTTCAGGTTAATCCCCTGTCTAATGACTTGATTGCCCTTAAAAATGAAAATGCAATTGCACGTTCAGTAAGAAATATTATTCTAACAACACCTGGAGAAAAGTTTTTTGATCCAAATTTTGGAACAAAGATTTCAGATTCTCTTTTTGAGTTGTTAGATGATATTTCTGCATCAGCAATTAAAGATCAAATTCAGTATTCATTAGAAACTTACGAACAAAGAATCAATCTTAGGAACGTAAGAGTTGAACCTGACTTTGAGGATAATGGATATGATGTAGAAATTGTCTATGACATCATTGGTGGTAACATAGAAGCTCAACAAATAAAATTTATTTTGCAACCAACTAGGTAAAATGCCGCTATCAAACTTTTCAAACCTAGATTTCGATCAGGTTAAACAATCACTCAAAGATTATCTTCAGTCAAATTCCAATTTTACGGATTATGACTTTGAGGGATCTAACCTATCAACTATTCTTGATGTTTTAGCATATAATACATACATTACTTCATATAATGCCAACATGGTTGCTAATGAAGTATTCCTTGATAGTGCAACATTGAGAGAGAATGTGGTTTCAATTGCACGAAATATAGGATATTTACCAAAATCACGAAAATCTGCAAGAGCAACGGTTAGTTTTTTCGTTGATGTGTCTGCAGCATCACCTGCACCGGTTTCTTTGACCCTCAAGAGGGGACCAATTGCGACTTCTCAAGGAACTTTTGCAAATTCTTCGTATATTTTCTCAATTATTGATGATATTACGGTTCCGGTTTCAAATGGAATTGCTATTTTTACTAATATTCCAATATATGAAGGTCCACTAATCACTCAAAACTTCACTATTAATTCTAGAGACTACAATCAGAAGTTTATTTTACCAAATTCTGGTATTGACACTGATTTAATGTCAGTTTTTGTTCGAGATAGTGAAACTGCAACTGCAGCTGCACGTTATTCTAGGCAAGATAATCTGTTTGGGTCTAATAGATTTGCAAAAGTATACTTTTTGCAAGAAGTAGAAGATGAAAGATATGAAATTTTGTTTGGAGATGGTGTTTTTGGGCACAAATTGGACGATGGTAATGTTATAACGATAAATTACATTAGATCTAATGGTGATAGTGCTAACGGAATCAGTAATTTTGCATTTAATGGTCGAATTACGTATCAGAGGAATGCAACAGAGTATACTGTAACCGATGGAGTCTCATTATTAACGACTGGCATCTCTTCTTCTGGCGGAGAAAACATTGAAAGTGTAGAATCTATCAAAAAATTTGCTCCTAGGTCATTTACAACTCAAAATAGAGCAGTTACATCTTTAGATTATGAAACTTTAATTCCATCAAAAATTTATCCAGAAACAGAATCTATTTCTGTATTTGGAGGAGAAGAATTAGTACCTCCTCAGTATGGAAAAGTTTTTATTAGCATAAAACCTAAATTTGGGGACTTTTTACCAAATTTAATTAAAGAAAATATTAAACAAAAACTAAAAAAATACTCTGTAGCAGGAATTGTTACAGAAATCCTTGATCTGAAGTATCTTTATGTTGAAATTGATTCAAAAGTTTACTATAACTCAAATTTAACTCCTTCTTCACAGAGGGTTTCTTCAATTGTGCAAAATAATGTTCAAAAATATGCAGAATCAACGGAATTAAATAGATATGGTGCAAGATTTAAATACTCCAGATTTCAAAGAATTATTGATGACAGTAATCAAGCAATTACATCTAATATAACTAATATCAGTATACGAAGAGATTTGAGAGTTGTCTTAAACACTTTTGCCGAATACTCCATTGGTTTTGGTAATCAGTTCCATATTAAGAGTCTTGAGGGATATAACATAAAATCATCCGGTTTTACTGTTAGTGGAATTCAAGAGACTTTATACCTGGGAGATGTTCCAAATTTCGACAATTTAACTGGAGATTTATTTTTCTTTACTGTTCCAACCTTAACTTCTCAAAATCCTAGTATTGTGAAAAGAAACGTAGGAACGATTGACTATGCTAACGGTGTTGTGACATTGAATCCTATAAATGTGACTTCAGGAAAAATAGTTGATGGACAACCTATTATTGAAATATCAGTAGCACCAAAATCTAATGATGTAATTGGTCTTCAAGATCTATATTTGCAATTAGATATTGGAAATAGCATTTTTGATATGGTAGTTGATGATATTTCTTCAGGTGTTGATTCTTCTGCATCTACATATATAACATCTTCCAGTTATGCAACTGGCAACTTAGTCAGATCTGGTGGAAGAGTAGGTACAACTCCCTTCGCAGAGGCGCGAGCAAGAGCAGGTACTAGGGCAACTGCTACAAGTGTGTATAATACGGGCGTTTCGCCTACAAATGTCACACAGCAAGCAAATACGCCGTCTCAAACACCAACACCTTCCTCGTCGTCATCGTCGTCTTCGTCGTCTTCATCCTCGTCATCGTCGTCTTCATCCTCCTCATCTTCTTCATCATCATCTTCCGGTTCTTCCGGTGGCGGTGGTTACAGCAGCGGATACTAATACTTAAATTAAAATGACAGAAAAAAGAGTTCAACTTTCCAAAATCGTTAAGAATCAAGTTCCTGAATATGTCAGGTCTGATTTTCCTCTGATATCTGAATTTTTAAGAGAGTATTATAGAGGACAGGAGTATCAAGGTGGTCCAATTGATTTAATCAATAATATTGATCAATACAATAAAATTGATTCTTTTACAAATACAGTATCTTCTATTAAGTTAGAAAAAAATATTAGTGCCTCTGATAATGAAATTACAGTATCTTCAACTTCGGGATTCCCAGATGAGTATGGACTTCTAAAAATTGAAGATGAAATTATTACATATACCGGTAAGACTGCAACTACTTTTACAGGATGTATTAGAGGATTTAGTGGTATTTGCGATTATACAAATGGCAATGCACTGGATTCAGTGTTATTTGAAACTACTAACGCTAAAAGACATAGAAGAAATACTGATATTATAAATCTCAGTGTTCTTTTTCTAGCTGAATTTCTAAATAAAAAGAAAAAAGAACTTGCTTTAGGATTTGATGATAGAGAACTTAGTTATGGAGTAAATCAAAACACTTTCCTTAAGCAGATAAGAAGTTTTTATGCGTCAAAAGGAACCGAAGAATCCTTCAAAATTTTATTCAAAGCTCTATATGGGGTAAATGTAGAATTAATAAATCCTACTGATTTACTTTTTAGACCTTCGGATGCACAATATGATCAAGTAGAGAGTTTGGTAATTGAACCCACTCTAAATGTAGATAAGTTTGATAATATTGAAAATATTACTCTTTTCCAGGATAGACCTTCAAAATCATATGCACCTATTGCATATTCAGAAAGAGTACTTGGAAAAGATGGAAAAATATATTATAGGCTTGATATTGATTCTGGGTATAACAGAGATATTACATTTGACGGTGCAATTTATGGAGATTTTAAAACAACATCAAAAACTAGATTATTAAACAAAGTTTCTATAGGTTCAACAATTCTTGATGTCGATTCGACAGTTGGTTTTGCTAAAACTGGTAATTTAAGAGTTAATTATAGTGATGGAACATCTGGAAATTTATATTATGGTTCTAAGACAATTAATCAGTTTAGAGATATTGGTTTTATCTTTAAAGAAATTGAGGAAGAAGAGTCTGTAACTGATAGTAATACTTTTGCATATGCAACTATAGATGGTGAGCGTGTTGAAGGTAATATTTCTTCAATCATTAATTATGCAGATATCCCAAATGGATCTCTTTACAATAAAAAGGGAATATTATCTAGAGTAAAAACTATTGGTTTTAATGGTGAAGGTCGCAAATTTGATAGTTGGATTTACAATCATAAAATAACTTTTACTGTTAAATCAATATCTGCAATTGATTTAACAGATAATACTTATTCATTAGAATTAAATAATAAGCAATACTTCCATGATGGTGATATTATTGATGTAATTGATAATTCTGGAATACTAATAAAATCCGAAGTTAAGTCTATTGCTAGTGATACTAAAATAGATCTTAGATCAGATTCTGAACTTAATATCAACGGAATCTATACTATAAGAAAAAGAATTTCAAAAGGCATTGCACCAAATTTTACAAATATAGGGAATTATCATTCAGACGTTCAAAACGTATATAGTGATTCCAATAATAGCATTTTAGTAGCATCTTCTTCCCTACCATCAAAAGGAATCTCTATCAATTCTATCGATTTAGATATTAATGGAACTTTTGAAGGAACTGAAGTTTCTTTTACTAGAAATCATGGATTAAATACTGGAGATAAAGTTCAATATTATTCTGAAGTTATTATAAGAGAGTTTTATGATATAAATGGGAATAAACAAACTGAAAATATTGAGGGTACTAAATTATTTGATGCTGGTGCTTATTATGTTAGTAAGGTTGATGATACAACTTTAAATTTTTCTATTAGTAAAGAAAATATTTTCTTTAAAAAATATGTTACGTTTGAATCTACAACAGTAAGAAACAATAAGATTAGATTACACGATTATCATAATCAAATTTTACAGGACCAGAAACTTTTAAGAGAAATTCCAGTACCATCACAAGAATCGTCAAGTAGTATTAAAACACGTCCAGGAATGACTGGAATTTTGGCAAATGGTGTTGAAATTTTAAACTATAAGTCAAACCGAAATATTTACTATGGTAAAGTTAAAAGTATTGACGTAATTTCTTCCGATAATCAATTTGATATAATCAATCCTCCTAATTTAATCATTGAAGATTCTAGTGGAAAGGGTGCAGGTGGTTTTCTTGGAGTTACGGGTTCGTTAGATTCTATTAATATTATTAATAGAGGATTTGACTATGAGGGAACTCCTACGATTAAAATATCTGGTGGTAATGGAGAAGGTGCCACTGCTTCAGTAAATATGAAGTTGTCGGATCATATTGCAGAATTTGATAGTAATATTATTAATAAGTCTACAAATACAATTGGGTTTTCTACATATCATAAATTTAGAGACTATGAGCAAGTTACATATAGAACTGCAAATCAGAAGGCAATTGTAGGATTGACAACCAATGCATCATATTACGTTGGGATTGCAAATTCTACTCATGTAAAACTGTTCAACACTCGCAATGATGCTGTTACCGGTATTAATACTGTAGACTTAACTGGAAATGGGATTGGTAGACATAATCTAAAAGCACTCCTCAAGAAGCGTCAGATAGACTCTATTAGCGTCATTGAACCTGGCCAGGGGTATTCTAACCGAAAGGTTACTTCTCCTCACGTAGGCATCAATACAGCGCAGAATGTGATTACATCTATTAATCATGGATATTCCACTGGAGATATAATTCAATACTATGGTTCTACAGAAACTGCAATAACAGGTCTTTCTATAAACACTGATTATATTGCAACAATTTTAGATGAAGATTCCTTCAAACTTTCTATTCCCGGAGTCGGAAATACTGCGAATATATTTTCAAATAGAGGCGAATATATTAATTTAATTAGATCTGGAGTTGGTACTCACACTTTCAATCATCCAACAATCACTGTTACTCTTTCTGGAAAAACTGGTATTGGATCAGATTTTGTTGCAGAAATTCAACCAAGATTTAGAGGATTAATTGATAATGTTCATATAAGCAATGGTGGAGTTGGTTATGGTGTTACCGACGTTAGAGATTTTGAAAGAAGTCCCGTTGTTCGTTATTCTATTGGACAATCTTCTCAAATTAAAGTTATTACTAACAATGGTCAAATAACTAAAGCAATTCCTTTGAACCGAGGTCAAAATTTTACTTCTTCTCCAAATATTATTGTTGACG